CAGTTCTCTAACCGGGAACTGGCTCGTCACGCTTGGCACCCAGTCGACCGGTACGTTCACGTTGACGTTTACGGGTGTCACCACCACGGCGCTTGCGTTCGGCGCTACGTCGGCTGCGGTGTTGGCGGCTTTGATCGCCAACGACGACGGTTTCACTGCTGGGCAATGGAATGTGACCGGTTCGGCTGGTGGTCCTTACACGGTGACCACGCCGGGATCGCAGTACGGCGCGTTGACCGGAAACTTCTCGGCATTGACGACGCCGGCCAACGCCTTTATCGCCCCGGCGTAACCCTGTTCGCTCACCAGCGGGTGTATGTGGCCCGTCGCCCGCTGGTGAGCCCAAACCGAATGTTCAACGGCCACAAAAGGAAAGGAACGGGCCACATGTCAGATCAACCACACACCGCTCTGTCCGCTCTAAATGAGGAACGGCGCCGGATCTCCCCGAAAGAGGCACGCGAACAGGCCGCCGAGGCGACCGGTTTTACCGCCAGCATCGAAATCGTTATTGGGGAAGAAGTTTTCGAGATACCACAGCGCGGTCTGCTCGATGACGACCAGCGGGAACGCATGGACGAGCTCGAAATGGAAACCGAAACCTGGGATTACGAGGATGACATCGTGATACCCGCCCGAACCATCAAAAACGCGGACGGTACCGAAACGGTTGTCGAGCCGATGCGAACCGCGAAGGGCGGCTTGAAGATACCGTATCGCAAGGGCGGCAAGCAGGTTAAGCCGTCCTATGCGGTGCGGGTGGCTGTCGCCTTGTGGGGTGAAGCCAGATACAAGGAATACAAGAGGCTTGGCGGTCGCGCCGCCGACGTCACCGGCACTATGGCTCGCTTGGACCGGCGATTAGAGAAACGCGAGGAAGCCGACCCATTTCGTGAGGGAGGCGCTGGACCGGTGGGTCCTGTACCCGACGGAGATTGAGGCAGACCTACTGCCAGGCATAAACATTCACGACTGGCACCGCGGCGCACTCGACGCACATGGTGCGCTCACCTTGTCTAGTCGCCGACTGTTGGTGTTGCTGGCGAAACTACCTGCAAGCGGGGCATATAAGACGGCGTTGCGCGGCGGTTATCTCTCTACGGCTGAACTTGTTCCGCAGGAAATATATAACGAGCTGGCCCGTCTGCGTTCCTCGTATTACGCCGTCAACGGTGGGAAGGATTCGGTGTATGAGCCGTTCCAGTTTATTGAACCGATGGCGCGGCTACAGCAGGCGATAGACGAGGCCGCCGAAGACGAGGAAGCGCAGGAAGACACCGAAACAATGTTTGGTGATATGGGCTTTAGCTGATGGGAGGTGAACTGTGCCATTAACTATGCTGGTTCATCCGCAACTTGATGAGCGGGCGAAACGGCGTGCAGCCGAGGATGCCGAACGCACATTCGGCGATGCCGGAAAACGTGCTGGGACACAGTTTACCGGCATGTTCAGCAATGAGCTTTCCAGCAAGTTGGATGAGCGGGCTCTCGAAAAATCGGTGAGCCGACTGGAAGGCCGGTTCGCGCGTGCCGGTACAACATCCGCTGAAAAGTTCAATGCGGCACTCCTAGCGGAATCGGCCCGCACCGGGATAGCGGCCGACAAGATCGGCGAAGAACTCACTAAACACCTTGGCGTCCACGGTGGCGCCGCTGGTGATGCTTTCGTCGCCAGTTTGACAAACAAGCTGTCTTACGTTGCACCCATGTACGCCAACGCATTATCGGGTGTCAGCACTGCGGCAAAATCCATGGGGGTCGACGTCAGCGCAGCCGGCCTGGCAGCGGCTGGCGGCATCGCCGCGATAGGTGTTGGCGCGGTCGAGGTCACCAAAAAGCTGTACGACATTGGCCTGACATTCGACAACGTCTCTAAAGGCATCGAAATACAAACTGGCAAAATGGGTTCCGACTTGGAAGCGATCACCACTTCCATCGACCATGTGGCCGTTCGTACCGCATCCTCCATCGAAAAAATCGGGGGCATCGGGGGTAGCCTGGCGCAGCAACTCCACATGAGTGGGCAGCCGTTGGAAGAATTGACGAAACAGGTTGCCGACCTGGATCGCATGACCGGCGACAACCTCAACATTCGTGATTTCGGTAAAGTGATGCGGGCCTTCGGAACTGAGGATGGGCCAGCGGCAAGCCAAGCCTTGGATGAACTGTTTGGGGCGTTCCAACGTACCGGGGCACCCGTCAACGAATTGTTGGCAACGCTCAAAAATATGGGGCCAGCGGTTCGTAGCTTGCATCTGGATTTCGGCCAAACCGCTGCCATAATAGAAGCTTTCGATGAGGCTGGAATAAACGCCGACAGCACCGTTAAGGGTTTGAACAGGGCGATCAAAGAGGCAGCCGACAAAGGGCTGGATTTCAAAACCGTTCTTGGCGATGCCATTACCCAGACAAAACACTTCCTCGAAATCGGTGACGAGAAGGACGCGCAAGAGCTGTCCCTGAAACTGTTCGGAACTAGAGGGGCGCAACAGTTTCTGGATGCCATACGGCAAGGCAAGTTGACGATCAGCGAAATCAATGATGCCCTGAAATCGACACCCGGCACCATTGAAGACATGAGCAACAAGACATTACGGTTCGCCGATACTTGGACGATAGTCAAAAACCGGATCGAGGAAGCTCTAAAACCGTTTTCGCAACCGGTCTTCAAGTTTTTACAGGACGTTTTCGGTGGCGGCTCACCCGATGTGCCCGCGGTAGCGCCGCAGTCACAGCAGCCCATCAAGCCGGGACCGGGCGGGCCGGGACCGGGAGGCTCAGGTGCGTTGCCTAGCGACATCTTTGGGCCACCAGGAGGGGGAGGGCCAGGATCAGGACCACCAGCCATGCCGGCACCGCCGGGACCGGGTGGTCTACCCGGCGCCATTTTCGGGCCTCACACCGGCAGCATCGACGCGGGCGGTCCACCGTTAACGCCGGCGCCACCAACACCGGGACCGGACACGGGTGGTGGCGGTTTACCTACGGATGACGATGATTTGTTGGGAGCCTTAGCAACTGGCAAAAAGAAAAAGGGAAGTCATACACTCCCCGAGGCACCGGAAGTTCCCTACGGTCCAGGCTTCGGTGCGCCACCACGACCCGGCCAAACAGCGGAAAGCTATGGGGCAGAACAGCGGGTGCTCGAGGAACGCCACACCGTTGAGGAGGATCGCGCTCGAGTCAATCAGTTGGAGCACACCAATAACGTCTCACAGGATGACATTCAAAAAGCCAAAAACAAACAGTTGCACGACGAGCAAACCCTAAACGGGGCCATGCTGGCGTTGTATCAGGAACAAAACAAAATGCTCACCCAACACGTCGACAGTATGCACGAGCTGGGCGCCAAACTGGACAACGATTTCGGTATCAGCAAGGGGCTAGCTGGTATTGCCGATAATCTCACCAGATTTTTGGGCAACCTGATGATGGCCGGCCCGCTGGCGGCGATGCAACACATGATTGACGCTTCGGGGATAAAAACACTTGCACCCGGCGCTGGCGGCCTGATCGGGATGGGCGCCGTGACCGGAGCATTCGGTCCCGGAATGATGGCGGGCGGCGGCGGCATCGGCTACGGCGCCGGCTACGCAGGCGGCGGCTATGGTGCGCCGGGTCCGTTCGGCGGGTTCCCTGGTCGCCCTGGCGCATTGGGTGGTCCTGGCGGTGGTCCCGCGTTCGCTGGCGGTGGTGTTCCTGCGGCAGGCTTCAACTTTGGTACCCCACCGGTCGACGAGGCTTCGATACGTGCTTGGGCGCAACAAACTTTCGGCATCCCAGACAGTATGGGCACCGGTTCATGGACAAACGCCAGCCATGTCGATGACGGGCTCTTGCATCACACCGGGCAAGGTGGGCAAAAGCATGTCGGGTCGGGTTATGCCTTCGACTTTCATGGCACCCCAGAGCAAATGGATGCGATGGCGAACTGGATCGCTACCAACATGTCAGCGGAAACCCTTGAACTGATTCATCAGGGGCCGGGTTTCGATCCGAGCCGTGGAATCAAAAACGGCCGGCAAAGTGACTTCGGCCCAGACCTCGATGCCCAACACCGCGACCATGTGCATTGGGCGCCAACAACAGCACCATGGGATATGGCCCCTGGCGGGCCGCTGCAAGGTCCAGGCGCGACACCGGGATCGGATATGGCCACCGACGCCAGCGGCGCCATTGTAGCGCCGTCCGGCTGGTCTGGTGGCGGCGGCGGTCACGCCGGCAACTGGAATGCTGTCGCCGGACCTGAATCCGGCAACAACTGGGGCATCAACAGCGGCAACGGGTATTCCGGTGGCCTACAAATAGCGCCAGGAACCTGGAAAGGCTATGGCGGTGATCAGTTCGCCCCCAACCCTTTCCAGGCCACCCCGGAAGATCAGATGACGGTCGGCGACCGGATTTTGGCGACCGGATGGGGCGGCACGCCCCCGCAAGGTAAAGGTGCGTGGCCCGCTACTTCGGGTGCGCACCCTGATTGGTTCGGGCCAGGCAGCGGCGGCGGGGCACCTGTAACAGGTGGCCCGGGGCAAGGCCCCACGGATCTTGGTGGTGTGGCAGCACCTGTCGGGGTTGGCGGTGGGCTTCCCGGCGGTAGCGCACCTGGTGAAGCATCCGCATTGGGCGGCGTGGGCGCCCCCGCTGGAAGCGGCGCTGGGGCTGTTGCTCCGATGGGTGGTGCAGCTGCGGGCGCCGGGGCGGGTGCGGCCAGCCTGGGTATCGGTTTGGCTATTCAGATCGCCATGCAAGAGGCGCAGCGGGCCATCCAATATGCCGGCGCGGTCGGCGGCATTGCTGCTTCAGGTTTGATGCAAACGTTTTTGCCGACCGGTGGTAGCCAGCTCGCCCAAAACTCGTGGCTCACAAGGATTGCGGGTGGCCTGGCGGGTGCCCGCCCGCAGGTGCCGAATGCGGCGGGTAAGTCCACCACACAGGCGGGTGGTGCACCACCACCACCAGGCGGTGGCGGCGGGCAAGGTGGGCAGGGTCAAGGGGAAACCAAGATGATGACCCATAACGGTGACGTCAACATCAATGCCCCTTCCGGCGACGGCAAAGATATTGCGGCAGCATATGGGGCTCAACAAGAAACTATGTATAGCGGGCAAGGCCCCGGCGGACCGGGTAAGCGATAATGGTCGCAGCATCCGGCATCGGCTCAGCTGAACAGTTCGGTGCGCCTACAGTAAAACTCAACCCGACACCGGCAAGTTTCCACTCGGGTGAACGTTTAGGTTACCCGACTGTCACCGTTGGCGCAGCAACGATCGCACCGGCAGGTATCCCCTCCAGCGAAATGCTAGGTGCCCCAAACGTCCCCGGCGGCCCGAGAACGATAACACCGGCAGGCATCAGATCGGCCGAATATTTCGGATCGCCGCATCCCACTGTCCCAACAGTTTTCATGATCCCAGGATTCAACGATCTGACCGACCTGATCGGCTGGACCGGCATCACCAGTCTCACTTTCCAGCTGGAAGGCAAAATCACCGCCGGAAACAACGATGTCGCTATCGTCTACAACAACATCGGGTTCGACAACCTTCTGTCCGGTCTCGGACCGGCGAATATCAGCACAGACAATTTGACATCTCTTCTGGCCGGGGTTGCCACGCTGGATGCTGCACTGCATGCCACTCCCGGCCCAAAAGTTGTGTACGGACACAGTTTAGGCGCAATGCTGGCCTGTCTGTGGCTGCACAACATTGGGCCGACCAGCACAATACCGCCAGCCGAACTATCGTTTGTGTTGATAGGCAACAGTTTCCGCCGCTACGGCGGCCTGCTGTACGCCACCCAATACGGCGTGCCTGTCGCCACACCCTACACAGTGTTGGACATAGCCAACCAGTACGATTTTTTCGCCGACCAACCAAACCTGGTGACCAGCCCCAATTACCTTACGGCCCTGACCAGCATCATCGAGGGCGGATTTTTCGTCCATGTTTCGTATTTTCTGGTTGATCCGACCGACACCACGTTACCCAGCTTCGTTGAGGGCAACATCACTTATCGACTAGCACCGACCCTGCCATGGTGGGAGCCCAGTTACGCTCTGCCACTTATAGAATCAGCCTACAATCGCCCCGAGGTTCTGGGGGGAGCGGTAGCCCCGCCAATCCCAGCGCTACCCCAGCCCCAGTCTTTCGCGCAGCCGGCTAAACGTTACCCGCCCGGCCCGATCACCCCGCACGGCGCCTACCATTTGCTTGCAGGTGATACCCCCACAGTCAAATTGACGGCCTACGACAACTCGATCGTGTTTTCGATGATGGGCGGGGAATCCATACCGGATCGGACCATGCCTGAATGCGTCCAAATCAAAGGCATGAAAGGTCTTATCCCACCGTGGAAACAGATCGACCAAAAAGGCGCCACCCAGGACGGTAAAACTTTCGTCACCTCCCTGTACGATCCGACCGAGATAGAAATTGTGGCCATGGCCAGGGGGCGTGACCCGCAACACACTCGGCAGGTGTACCGCGACCTGGTTGCCTCAATAGATGCCATCCAAACATCCCAATTGTCTTGGTTCACACAAGAGATGGGATACTGGTGGTCTGATATTCGTTGGCAGGCAACCCCCGCCGACCCGCTGGAAGGTATTTTCACTAACCGGCAGGCAATCAGTCTGAAACTGCGCGGCTACGATGCGTTTTGGCGTTCCTACGATTTCGCTGACCAATTCGGTTTCATCTTTCAAGATGCGGTCGACGATTTCAATGTTCCCGTAGCGCGGGGGCTCGGCTCCAACTGGACTATTACAACCCAAGGTAATCCTGGTGTCGGATTTATTTTTGTTGATGGGATAGAAGCGATTTGGAGTCCCGACACCAGCGGCTCTTTCTATCCAGCGGTCACTGCCACCACGATATGCCGCCGCAACGGCTACACATCGACCACCGACAATCAAGTGGTCACAACAACTTTCACAACGTTCGCCGGATCATATTGGGCCAACAACTCTTACAACGATATTTGGGCGCGCATGAGGAACAGTGGGGTTCCCGGCAGCGACGGTGTGCGTCTACGCATCGGCGGCGGCACCCTCACACTGTCCTACTTCAAGGCAGGCGTGGAAACCGTTCTTCGGCAAGAACTTCTGCTTATCCCGCCGTTACCCGGTGACACCTGGACTTTGGTTGCCGGTTCCCCCATCATTGATCCGTTAGGGCAGACGGTCATTGATTCGCGGGCATACACGGTGTTACGCAACGGTAGTGCACAGATGACTGTGGAAGAAATGGGCGCCAGCTCCCAGGTCGGTTCAGCGTTCCGCTCAGCGGGTTTCGGAGTGTTCGCCGGGCAAGGACTTTTTAACCAGTCAACCCCGGCAGGGGTGGGGCAATGGTCGGCCGCAGACAACACGACTATCGCCCAAAGCGGGTTTGTGACAGCCATCAACGGCGGCGACCAGCCAATGTGGGAGAGGTTCACCTGTTACGGACCTGGCACATTCAACATCGGTGACGGGCCGAACGCCACCGAATTTGTGCAGTTCGGGCCGCTGCTGTCCAATCAGGTGGCCCAGATACGCACCGACCCACGCAAATACGGTGTCATAGATTTAAGCTCGAAACCGCCGCTGCAACAAGACCTTAACTTTTGGGAGCAGGCGGTTGCCGACTACATCAGTTTCGCAACCGGCGGAAACGTTTCAGCGCAGCTACAACAAATTGAGTCACTGTTCGGAATACAACCGCCGCAAGGAAGCCTGTACTCACTGCTGTCCGGCCGGTTCAGTGTTCCGGTCCCGGCGAAATCCCCCGGCTACCCGCTACAGAAATATCAGATTCCGGTTTCCATCTCGGGCGGGAACGCCGCCTCCGCTATCGTCGCGGCCGGAACCCCGCTAAGACGTCTGCCCTACTGATGTCGGTCACATCCGTTAACGTGCTCAACCGCGACGAGCTAAACACTCTCAATGCTCAACTATTGCAAGGTGATTTAGTAACCCGAGCAGACGCCGCCGAAACACTCGCCAACATGGCCTCCCAAGTTGACACGGAATGGCGGGTCACCGTCTACGACAACCTGTGGCGGCCAGTCCAGCCGGTCGGTGACGACATGATCGACCTGGTGGGCACCGACCCGCGCAACAATCTGCCATCAGCCACCCTGAAAGTCCAAGGCAGCTCAACACTCATCGACCGGTTCATGGGTTGCCGCACAACAATGGTCGGCGTCACCGTCGAAACCGCCGGCCTACGCTTCCCGTTCTACGTTGACACTTTCGACTATGAATTCAAAGACGACGCCTGGGTCGGAACCGCCAATCTCAAAGGCATTTGGGACATCCTGAACTTCTACCAAATCTGGCCTGACTGGTTCTTACCTATACAGGCCCAGCTGTTTTCGTATGCTGTGTTCGTTGGTGCGTTGTGCACTTGCATCGAAACCATGGTTGCCACAACAGCTTTAAGACTCCAATCCGGCATCAACGAATTTTTGAACAACGCACTATCGTTGAATCCCGACATCTCCGCTTGGTACGGGACACTGCTGCAAGACAACGGCAATATCGCCTCAATGCTGCAAACCCCAACGTATGTAGTGCGCACCGACCCCAATTTAGACACGAGCCCGCTGCTGGCGAAAACGGTGCGGATGGAATCATGCGGCAGTGTCATCACCAACATCACCCGGCCCTACGGCGTGGACTGTCGCATGGACTTGTGGCTGCCCGGCGACGACCAACCCGACCAATGGACACGAACCATACCGTCCATGGCGCTGACCCAGCCCACCTACGTTTTCTCCACCAAAGACCGATCCCAAATCACCGGCCCCACAAGAACAGTGGCGGACAGCGTGATACGCACCGTAGTCGACTTAGAAGGCTCACTGCTCGGCAACGTGCTTGACCCGCTACTCAACCCGAAAGGCATCGACGAGGGCGCGCTGAGCCCACTACCGCAAGGCATGTTCATCGCCCCCACGTTGGGTGTCAATTTTGTTGCCCCGTGGGCTGTTCTGATCGCACCGGAGCCTGGGAAAAAAGGTTCGGTGGAAACCTGCAAAATCACCGACCACACGCCCAAGGGCTGGCAACACATTATTGGCGGGAGAAGTCCCAAATGGTTGGTGTGTGCCCCTCCGGGAAACCGGGGGGGCACACACCCCATGCGGGACAACACAATTAAACGATTTAATGAATGCGACCTACTCGTGGATCATCGACTCCATCTCGATTTTGATCGGATTCACCGGTATCCCAAGCAATCTGCTCGACGGATTCTTAAACAACATTTTCCTGGCCTTCCAGCTCATCGAATCCTACAGCCGCAGAGCAGCTGTCGGCCCATACCATCCCGCGATAGAAGTTTTCCACGCCACCTCATCTTCGCCATACGACATCGAAACCTTGTTCGCGTTCATTGACGCCCTCTGGGATTCGCGCGGATACACCTGTGCCATAACAACAATCCGCAACGGCGAAGTTTACACGCTAGGCAAAGACATCTTCCGCGGCGGCCTGATATCCCTGCTCTACCACAACCGGACAAAGCTCTACACCGATTACATCGAAAACGTCATGTTCCACATCAGCGAAACCGCACGGGATTTGATGATCATGATCGGCGACGGCAGAGCCCTGGAAGCCCCACTCGCCAAACACGAACGATATATCACGGGAATTTTTGAAAGTTTGAACGTCGTCACGTTATCCCCGCAGTCATAAGTTAGTAATGTACTTTTAGGGAGATCCATTGTGCCCGTGACCAACTGGAATCAGACAATCATCAACGGGAAGCCTTATCTCGTTATCGAGGTTGCGCAACTGCGGATACCGTTGAACTGGGACCCGTCGTCGAATGTGTTTATCGCCGTCGCCGCACCAACCGGCGGGCTACTCGACTATCCCGCCCTGGTCAAAGGCGACCCCGGTATTGCCGCCAATTTCTCCAACATCATCAACTTCACTCCGTTGGCCGCAACAGATCCCACACCGGCCGCCGCATCGTTGACCACATTATCGCCCGGCCTGTTCCAGGTGAATTTGTCGTTGCATGAGGGCGCGGCAGGCGCACCGGGCGGAACGGTTTTGCACAGTGCTACCGATCTTTCCGGCACCCCAGTGGCCGGCAAAATGTTTGTCCTCAACGCAACCCTTGACGGGTTTTTGTATGCCACACCGAAAGTGGGCGACCGCGTTTTACCGGGTACCATCACTTCCACCCCTTCGGGTAACCCGAAATTCACGAAAGCTCAGGTGTCGTTGGGGCCATACGATTTCGATTGGCGCCCAAAAGTTACCGGGCACACCATCGTCGTACCTGGTGGCTCCGATTGTGTCGTTGACTTGTTCGCACGGCTCGGCACCGCTGCGGGCGGCAACATCATGGGTAGTTGTCATGGTATCGGCGGTGTTACCGAACGTTTGACTTTGGATTCTGCCCCGCCTGCCGGGTCGCCTGACGGCTATGACAGGGTGCCGGCCGGGCAAGTTGCCACCATCTATTTCACTGTTGAACGTCGTAGCGGTTCAACCACGTTCACTACCAGCGCCGCGGTGAGCGGCTTTTCTGCGTGGGCGCAGGCGGTGCCGTGACCGCGGAACCACCGGACTGGGCTGTCCAGGTTCCGCAGACGGCGGCGGTCACCAACCGGGATTCACTGGCGTTCGCCGCCCCCCCATGGTCGAATCTGGATCAGCAGCAGCTGGATGCGATGCGCACCAAACTGCAAGAATCCATTTGGCAGGTGTTGGTTCAATTCTTTACCGGCGGTTTACTTCCCGGGCCGGCAGGGCCGCAGATATCGAATTGGGCGACCAATTTACAGACCGACATAAGTTTAGGCATCAGCACCGGAGACTGGAATCCGTTGCTAATGCTTCTGTTTGGAACAACAGCGCCGGTAACCCCCAGCAGCATGGTGAACAATCAGGTTGTCACCGGGGTTTTGGGGCCATCCGCTATTGGTCAATCGGTTCAAACGTATTTGGACACGTTGTGGCAGACCGTTGAAACGTGGGCTAGTGGGGCACCGGCAACCGACGTCAACAACAGTCTCGCCAATCTGGGTAACTCGTTCAATGTTGTTTTAGCCCAGATAGATAACTCACTGGGTATCGGCAACGCCGCCACCACAGCCATCATCAACCGTGGGGTCACCAAACCAGCTTTCCTGTCTATTGATGCGACCGCCGACAGTGTGTTCCCGATAGCCCAAATCAGCGGCAGCACACCAACATTCGTATCAGTTACACCAACTACCGCTGTGATCGGCAATATCGGCACACCGGACGCCGGGCTGAAAACCACGATTCTCTGGCTAGGGCAAACCACCACCAATGTCACCGCCATCTACATCACCATCTACAGTGTGAACACAGTAACGGGTGCGTTGACTAGGCTGTTCACTTCGCCCAACATTCTTGCCGCGGTGAGTAATTCGCTCACCTGGAATTACTATAATCTTCCCACCATCAACCAGGCCAACAGTCTGCAAGGCAACTGGTACGCACTCGAAATGAGGGTTGAGGGACCGGGCGCCAACTACCAGATCGCCGGCATACCAAATCACTGGCTGCCCGCCAACACCGGAATGGGCAGTTTTCCAACGTCTTTGGGTGCATCCCGTACATCGTTGATTCCGGTGGCGTTCGATGCGCAAACCACCAACATCGGTAGCACCTCCACTTCGGTGACGGTCACCAAATCATTCACTGCCGCAGCGGGTGCCGACGTTTTCGTGTGGGCTGTCGCGTTCGTTTCGGGTGCGGCCAACCCTATAACGGCATGCTCAGCAAGCTACGGCGGTACCTCTATGGGCACTGCGGTGGGCTCACAACCCATGAACGCCTCCGCTTTTGATGGTACCTTGTTTCTGTTTCGGCTGGCCGGTGCCGGCACCGGGGTCGCGCAGACCGCCAGTGTTACTGCAACCGCAACTGGCACAATCGCTTTGAATATAATTCCAGAATCCTACGCCAACGTGGCAGGGCTTGGCACCATAACATCATCCGGCAGCAGCAGCGCATCGCCGTCACAGGCTGCGACCGGCATTTCCAATGAGATGACCATTTGCGCCATGGCAGCCGTGGGCACTTTAAGCGCAGTCACGTTTAGCGCGTTCAGTGGAACGTTGCGTTCAACATCCGCATCAACCGGCGCCAACGTACCGGCAATGATCACGGGTGATACCGGCTTTGTCGGCGCATTCAATTTCACCGCGTCACTCAACGCCAGCACATTTTGGGGTGCCATGGCTGTCGTGCTGATACCGAAAACTATTGTTGCGCCCGCAAGCATTGCAGCCCCAGGCCCGCCGTACAGTGCTAACGTGCCGTGGTTCGGTTTGGGTGGTGCGGTTGGTGTGACAGCGTTCCCGCCTCAGTATTACTCCCAATTCACTGCTAGCGCTGGCGCATACACGTACACAGTGCCGACCGGTATGATACAAGGCGATTTTTTCGACATCGTCGTGCTTGGCGGCGGCGGCGGTGGTGGCGCAGGCAGCGGTGCGTTTTTCGGCGGCGGCGGCGGCGGTGGTGCGTGGACGGTGATCACCCTGCAATACGGGGTTGATATTCCGTTGAGCACAACAACATTCACTGTCACTGTAGGTTTCGGCGGAGCGCCCGGTTTGAACATTTTCGGTATCGCCCAACCTGGCAGCGTCGGCAACGGTTGCAGTGTTGTCATCACCGGCTACGGAACACTCACTGCGGCTGGCGGTTCCGCCGGTCCAGCTAACTCTTCAGGAGACCTGTATCCAGGTCTAAGTCCTGGTAATCAGACTTTCGGACCGGTAGGTCCCACCCACAACACTGTCTATCAGGGTGGCGCCATCCAAAATATTTCGGGTGTTGTCGGTGCATCCCCTGGTGGCGGCGGCTCCGGTGGCGGATTCTCCCTCCCCGGCGGCGCTGGCGGGTCGGGCGCGGTGTGGATCACGGCATATCAAGGGCCATAAGACAAAACAGAATGGGATGTATTGATGGCAATTCGCACCGTTAATGGCAACACTTTTTCCGAGGACGGATGGCCGCTTGTCGACCAGGCAGGCTGCACGTGGATCACAATCCCAGGCACCAACCCGGTGGTCACAATTCAAGTGCAGAGCGGTCTACCTGCCACCCTGCTCGGCGCTTGGGAAGCCGACTGGAATGCCTATATCGAACCGCTTGAGGATGCGACTACCGCATCCTGGACTGACAGCAACGCAGTGCTGGGTGTACCAGGTCAAAACAACGGGTCAAATCACTTGGGGGGCACCGCGGTTGATAGTGACTGGGAAAAGCATCCGATGGGGCCGCAGGCGCCGGACCCGAAGGCCGGATTTTCGCAGGCGCAGTACGGCGAGATGCAGCGGATGAAGGCGTACTACACTTTCACCGCGAAAGATGGCACAGTCATTCAGTTGGTGTGGTGGGCCAACGACTGGGATTCGCCGCACGACAGTATGCATAGCCAAATGGGTTACGACACATACCAATACCGTGTCGAAGTTCAGAGCTGGGTCAACGATCATATCGACTCGAATGGGTTTAGCACATACCGGCGCGGCGGCCCGCTTCCTCCACCGCCGCCAGCGTCGGGGGAGGATCAGGTTGCGTTA